AAAGTTTATGTTATTAAAAACAATACAACAGGTGCATTTACTGTAACTGTTTTAGTTTCAGGTCAATCCGGTGTAACTTTTTCTGCTACAGATAAAGGTTCAAAAATTTTATACATTAATGGAACTGATGTTGTTGATTCAAATATTGGAAAAGTATCAAATGATATTTCTCCATCATTATCAGGTATCTTAGATACAAATGGTAATGACATTGTTATTGATGATGCGGGAGCCATTGAAGATGATTCAAATAATCCATATGTAAGATTTCAAAAAACAGCTTCAGCTGTTAACTACATTGATGTAACTAACCAAGCAACAGGTTCAGGTCCAGCAATTGATGCTGTTGGTTCTGATTCTAATATTGATTTAAATATTTCTCCAAAAGGAATTGGAAGAGTAGTTTTAGGTGCAGGTAAAATACAACAACTAGCTGAAAAAATTACAAACTCAGCTACTGCTGCAACAGGCACAGTTGACTACGATGTAATTACACAAGCAGTATTAAATTACACTACAGATGCTTCAGGTAACTGGACATTAAATATTAGAGGTGATGGTTCTAACACATTAAATTCAATTATGGATACTGGAGAATCAATAACAGTAGCACACATCGTAAAACAAGGTGGAACTGCATACTACAATTCAGCTGTACAAGTTGATGGTAGTGGAGTTACTCCAGAATGGCAAGGAGGAGCAGCGCCAACAGCTGGTAATATTGACTCTCTTGATGTGTATACATATACGGTTATTAAAACTGGAGACGCAACGTTTACAGTTTTAGCATCGCAAACACAGTTTGCATAATAGGAGGATTATAGAAAGATGCCAATTTTAGGTTCAAGAGGAGGCGGAAGCGGAAGAGGTTTTGGTTTTGCAGGAGTAAGCCCAAAATTTATTGCTGCAACTGGTGGAACTATTGTAACTGATGGCGACTTTAAAATTCATTTCTTTACAGCCGATTCAACTTTCACTGTAACTTGTGCAGGTAATGCTGCAGGTTCTGATGAACTTCAATATTTAGTTATTAGTGGAGGCGGTGCTGGAGCAGGTCCGGGAATAGGATCAGGAGGAGGAGGCGGAGGCGGTCTTCGAATGTATTTAGGTGTATGTAATACTAGTCCGGTTCAACCTGAAGATTTAAGTGCAGCATCGGGTATAACTGCTGCAGCTCAATCATACCCTATTCAAGTAGGTGGTGGTGGATCAGCGGGTACTCCTGAAGGAGGATCAAATGGTGAAGATTCAATATTTAGTACAATAACAACTGCTGGAGGTGGTGGCTCATTTCCATCATCTGCATTTGGAGCAAGAGGTTATGGAAAAGCTGGAGGCTCCGGTGGTGGTGGATCTGGAGGAAATGATGGAGGTCCAACAACAACAAATGCTGGTGGAGGAAATGGTAATACTCCTCCTGTAAGTCCACCTCAAGGTAAAAATGGCGGAGCTGGTTATGTTGGTTGGCCTGGTTGTCACGGCGGACAAGGTGGAACTGGCGGAGGCGGTGGTTCTGCAAGAGCAAATGGACAAGGTGTGCCTCCTACTAATCCTGCTTGTTATCAAAGGGGCGGTAGAAATGGAGCGAATGGTTATGGAATTATTAATACTTGGTTAGGTCCAACAGCACCATCTTATGGTAATTCTTATGCACCATTTCCAGGTATGAGATTATTTACTGGTGGCGGCGGTGGTGGAGTTATGCCATCTACACCTCAATATCCAAAAGGCGCTGGTACTGGTGGATATGGTGGAGGAGGAGATGCTTCTGGAGCACCTTTCTGGCCATCTACACCACAAGGACATAATACCGGAAGTGCTAACATGGGCGGCGGTGGCGGCGGAAATGGACACAATGGAGGGTCTGGTTTAGTAGTAATCAGATATAAGTTTCAATAATGGCACATTTTGCAAAATTAGATACAGACAATACAGTTTTAGGAGTTCATGTTGTAAACAATCAAGATACTATGTTAAATGGTGTTGAAGATGAGGCAACAGGAATTGCTTTCTTACAATCTATCCATGGTTGGGATAATTGGAAACAAACTTCTTATAATGCAACAATTAGAAATAAATTTGCAGGTATAGGTGATACGTATGATGCAGCTAGAGATGCCTTTATAGCTCCTAGACCTTTTGATTCTTGGATATTAAATGAAACTACTTTAGAGTGGGAAGCACCTGTTACAAAAACAACTTATTATAATTTAGAAATGAATAGTGATGGAACAGGGCCAGGTCAGTATACAGATCATGATGGTGATGGAAATCCTGTAGAAGCCGCACAAATTTGGAATGACACTAATCAAACATGGGATTTAGTTGCTCCAGATTATGCAACTACTACTGTAACCGTAAATCCTAATACAGAAAATAAATATATACCTCCTCAGCCTTCTGTTTCTGAATAATTGACTTTTTAAAATAAAAAGTTATAAAGAACATAGAAATGATAAAAAGAACACTAGCTGAAACAATACTTTGTGTAGATACGTTACCTGCTTTGTCTAGAGTGGATAATAAAATAATTGAAGAAGAAATTATAAAAGATTATACAAAAAATCCACCTAAAGAAGTTTATGATGATGTTCCTTTAAGAGATCATACTCAAATAACTTGGGTAATGGATTATACAAGATCCAAATTTAAAATTACAAATGATAAAAAAACTTTAATACCTTTAAGAGGTATAGCTAAAATTCATAAAACAAATGAAAGTAGTTATAAAAAAACTTATTGGGATCCATTTAATTTAGCTACATCACCTGACTTTATAGTTATTTATTGTGCTAATGCTAAATCAGGAGAAGTTGTAATTGAATATGAAAACTATAGAAAAGGGCCTGCTTATTGGAAAGTCCCAATGGAAAAAAATAAAATAATTATCTTTAATGGTAATTTAAATTTTTTTATGACTAAAAATGAGGATAAAGAAGACAGGATTACTTTTATAATGCCTTGTCAATTTTATTAAAATGTTTACTAAGAAAGTAAGAGTGAATTATTTAAATATACTTTCAGAGAAAGATGCTAAAAAAATGATACAAACTATTCCTAATAATTTTCCTAGTTACTTTAATTCAATACCAAAAACTTATTTTCATCCTACTTTAAAAAAATCTTTGCCTTTTTTAAGAACAATTAAAAGTTGTCCTGGTTTTATTAATTTATATAAACGTTCTATTTTAATAACTTCACCATATGATTTATATGCTGAATTTGATAATGAAAAAATACTATTTCAAGAAGTAGGCAGGACAAAAATAAAACCTATCCATTTTCATGAAAATTATCAATTTTTATCTTACATAGATAATAAAGATTATAAATTTATTATTAAAATAGATATGCCTTTTAGTCTAGATAGTAATGTTTCATTTTTACTAAATGATTCTAGTTATCATTTTAATAAATTTAAAGTTCTTCCGGGTATTTTAAATAAATCGTATGATGGAGATTCGGTTAATTTCTTTATACCTATTGAAAAAAATACTAAAGAATTACATATAAGACAAAGAGATCCTTTATTTTTATTAACTCCAATGTGTGAAGATAAAATAAATTTAAGTTTTAAAAAAGTTAAAAATTTTAATGTAGATAAAAATAAGCTTACTTTTAGCTCATTAAAATATTATGTAATGGACAAATTAATATGATGGGAAAATATTTTTATTGGTATTTTGATAAAGCTTTAAGCAATACTATTTGTGATACTATTATTAAATTAGGTAAAAATAATAAATTTGATAAAGGAAAAATAGGTGGTGATGGTTATAATAAAAAAATAAGAAATTCTAATATAACATGGTTGAATGATAAATGGTTATATAGATACATTCATCCTTACTTAAATATAGCAAACAAAAATGCTGGTTGGAACTATCAATGGAATTATTCTGAAGATTTTCAACTTACAAAATATAAAAAAAACCAATTCTATGATTGGCACAAAGATTCTTGGGATAAACCTTATCAAAATCATAAAGTTACAAATTTTAATGGTAGGATAAGAAAGTTATCTGCAATATGTTCTTTAGTAGAACCTAAAGATTTTAAAGGTGGAGAATTATTATTTCAACCTAGAGATCAAAGGGATCCAACTATTGTACAAGAGTGTAAAGAAATATTACCAAGAGGATCTATAGTTGTATTTCCATCTTTTGTATATCATAAAGTAAACCCAGTAACAAAAGGCACAAGATACAGTTTAGTATCTTGGCATTTAGGAGAACCATTCAAATGATTGAATTAAAAAAAGAATATTATTTTGCATCACCAATATGGTATATTGATGCTCCTCAATTTTTGAAACAATTAGATAAAGCATCTGATCGTCATATAAAAGAAGCACAAGAAATACTTAAATCTACTATAAATGAAAGAGACAAAAAATATAAAGTTAAAAAAGGAGATTTTGGTTTAGTTGCTCATTCTGGACCATTGATAAATGATCCTAAGTTTAAAGATTTTATTTATTATACTGGAAACATAGCAGTGAAATTATTAGATGAAATGGGTTATAATTTAAAAGGATATAAGACTGCATTCACAGAATTATGGGTACAAGAATTTTCTAAAAAAGGAGGTGGTCATCATTCAATGCACAATCATTGGAATGGACATATATCTGGTTTTTATTTTTTAAAAGCTAGTGAAAGAACTTCAGGACCTATATTTCAAGACCCAAGACAAGGAGCATTAATGAATGCATTACCTAGAAAAGATCCTACAAACGCAACCGAAGATTCATTAATGGAAGTTTATTTTAAACCAGAACCAGGTAAATTAATGTTTTTTCCATCTTATATACCACATATGTTTAGTGTTGATGCTGGTATAGATCCATTTAGATTTATTCATTTTAATATACAAGCAGTTCCAGGATTATAATATGATATATCCAAATTTAATGGTCGATAATTTTTTTGCTGATCCAGAAAAAGTATTGGAGTTTAGTGAAACTTGTACCTTTCATCCAAATGATGATGGTCGTTGGCCTGGATATAGAACAGATCAATTACATGAAATAAATATGGATTTTTTTAATTTTGTTACTACTAAAATTATTATTTCATTATACCCAAAAGACCATCAAAATTTGCGTTGGATAGCTTCATCTACTTTTCAAAAAGTACCTGGAGATATTTATAAAAATATAGGTTGGGTACATAACGATAAACCATCAGAATTTACAAGTATTATATATTTAAGTCATCATAAAAAATGTGGAACATCTTTGTATGTACACAAAGGATTTGACAGAGAAGCGGTTCATGAAGATAAAAAAAGAAAAGGCTATTTAAATCAAGATCCAAAAATAATTAATCAAAAAAAACATGTAAAAGAAAATAATAATAAATACGAAAAAATATTTTCTTTTCAATCTAGATTTAATCGTATGATTTTATTTGATGCAAATCATCCACATGGAGCTGATCAATTTTATGAAGAAGACTGTAATGAAGATAGATTAACATTAATAACATTCTTTCAAAACGTATTTAGTCCAACAGGTGAACCTATTAAAAATGTAATGACAGAATTAAAAAGACATGAGCTTTAAAACAAAAAAATATTTAGTAATAAAAAATGCTATACCAAAAGATGTAGCTAACTTTGTATATAATTATTTTTTAATTAAAAAAACTGTAGCTAAAACACTTCAGGAAAATAAATTTTTACCGCCTTTTGATACAACTTTTGGTACATTTAATGATCCACAAGTTCCTAATTCATATGCACATTACGCTGATATAGCAATGGAAACATTATTATTAATGGTTAAACCATTAATGGAACAAAAAACTAAAACTAAATTAGTTGAAACATATTCATATGCTAGAATTTATTATTCAGGTAATAAATTAAGAAGACATAAAGATAGACCTTCTTGTGAGATTTCTTGCACTATGAATTTAGGTGGAGATGAATGGCCAATATTTATAGATCCAACAGGTACAGATAATGTTATTGATGAAGATAAAGAAATACACAAGCCTAATGCGCCAAAGGGAAATAAAGTAATATTAAAACCTGGAGATTTATTAATATACAGAGGTTGTGAATTAGAACATTGGAGAGAACCTTTTAAAGGTGATCACTGTGTACAAGTTTTTTTACATTATAATGATTCTAAAAACCAAGAAAATATATTTGATGGAAGACCTCATGTTGGATTACCTAAAGGTATATAATGATAGAATTAAAAGAAGGAACTGAAAGTATTTATATATTTAATAATTTTTTTAATCATAATTTATGTGACCATTATGCTAAACAAATAAATGATTTAGGTGAAGGTAATTATGATTGGGATGTTAGAGCAAAAGATATTACAGATAATAAAAAACTAATAAATAAAGTTAAAAAATTTTTTAAAAAACAATTAAATGTTGATTTAATTATTGACCAAGTGCAGTTACAAAATTGGAATGTAGGAACTCATTCGGGATTACATAGACATCAAGATCCTGAAAAAGATGGTAGAAGACTTACAACTATTAATAGTATTATTTATTTAAATGATGATTTTGAAGGCGGTGAATTTATTACACCTAGTAATTCATATAAACCTAAAAAAGGAGATTTGACATTTTTCAATGGATACTCATTATGGCATGGTTTAAATCAAGTAAAAAAGAAAGATAGAAAATCAATTATATTTTGGTGGCAATGAATAACATAATAATAGTAGGAGGTGGTTCGGCAGGGTGGATGACAGCTGCAACTTTAATAAAGGCTTTTCCAAACAAAAAGATAACTGTAATTGAATCTCCTGATATATCTACTGTAGGTGTTGGTGAAAGCACCATAGGAGGTATTAGAAACTGGACAAATTTTGTCGGTATACATGATCAAAATTTTTTATCTTCTACTGATGGTATATATAAATTAAGTATCCGGTTTCAGGATTTTTATAAAAAAGGAACATATTTTCATTATCCGTTTGGTCAACCAATTACTAGAGAAAATGATTGGTGGTATAAAAAATTTATGAATCCTAAATTATCTAACAGTGATTACGCTGATTGTATGTTTCCACAAATGGCTTTTATAAATAAAAATAAATTATCTTATAATAATTTTAAGGTTCAACCTTTTAACTTTAATACAGATACAGCATATCATTTTGATGCAACTAAATTTGCAATATGGTTAAGAGACAATTTATGTATTCCTCAAGGAGTTAAACATATAAAAGAAAATATAAAGTCCATAGAACAAAATGAAGATGGAATCAAATCACTTAATAAAAAACATAAAGCAGATTTATTTATTGATTGTACAGGATTTAAATCTTTATTATTAGGTGAAACATTAAAAGAACCTTTTGAATCTTATTCTGATTTATTACCTAATGATTCTGCCTGGGCTACTAAAATACCTTATAAAAATAAAAAGAAAGAATTAGTTCCATATACTAACTGTACAGCTATAGAAAATGGTTGGGTTTGGAACATACCTTTATGGTCAAGAATAGGTACCGGATATGTTTATTCTAGTAAATTTGTGGATGATGAAACTGCTTTAAAACAATTACAAAAACATTTAGGGACTAAAGATTTAGATTTTAAAAATGTAAAAATGAGAGTGGGTATACATAAAAGACTTTGGGTAAAAAATGTAGCTGCGATTGGTTTATCTGCGGGATTTATTGAACCTCTAGAAAGTAATGGATTATATTCAGTGCATGAATTTTTATTTGCATTAATAAGAAACTTAGAAAGAGAACATGTATCTCAATGGGATAAAGACAATTTTACATTCGAATGTAAATCAAGTTTTAGAAATTTTGCAGAGTTTGTAGCTTT